TAGCAGAAGGGCTTAGGCAGATAGGCAAACGCAAAACCCCTACCATAGCCGTAGAAGTAGTATCAGTAGACAAATCGCAAGGTACGTGTGTGGTGAAAGACGATGAGCTACAATATACAGTGCGCTTGTCTTCGGTGATTAACGATAATGCCGAGCGGTTTTACCTTTTCCCTAAGGTAGGAAGTAGTGTGTTGATTGCTTCGATTGGGGAGGACGAAAACCGCTACTATGTGGTTGCTTATAGCGAGATTGAGAGCGTGAGCCTACAGATAGAAGATACTCAGCTTACCATAGACAAAGCGGGGGTACATCTGCAACGTGGGGAAGTAGATTTTAAAAGCCTTTTAAACGAGCTTTTAAACGAACTTAAAACAGCTATCATACAAACCCCTGCTGGAGTTGGCAACTTTGCTCCTAACAATGTGACAAAGTTTGACGAAATTAATAACAAAATAAATGAATTACTACAATAGATATGGCACGACTAACCGCCGTTGAGGCAGATTACAAAAAATCACAAGCTAAGGAGCTTTTTGCCAAAGGCTTTAGCATTGCCAATATATCGGAAATGATAGGCATTGGTATTAAAACGCTTGGCAAATGGCGAGAGGAGGGCAAATGGGATGATGAGAAAGAATTGCAAACCCTCAAGCCCTCAAATATTCGCAAACTCACGCTTAAGTGTGCGCAGGCTATTGAACGTGGAGAGCCTTTACCTTATAAAGTAGATGAAATCACTAAAGTTGTTGCCGCTTTTGACCGCATTACCGACCACGATAAGATTGCTGTCTATACTATGGAAAGCATTGATGGTTTTACTAACTTTATATTAGAGAGGGCGGGACAGAGTAGTGGCAAAAAACGGGAGACATATATGGAACTTATTAAAACTATACGCCCTTACTTTGATATGTATATAACAGATTTATTACAGAATAAAGATGAGTAAAGCGATAACTAAAACCCAGCTTAAGGAAGCCAAAGAACGCTATTTTGCGAAGTCGAAAATGATTAGAGAGCTTACCTACGAGGCTATACAGAAGGAAACAGCCGACGAGCAGGAAGCACGTATCAAGCGACTTTTAAAACCTGAAAACTATGGTGAGTTTTTCGATTACTATTTTGGTTTAGATAGTGGTTTGCCCTTGGGCGATGCCAAGACTCCTAAATTTCATATTGACGATTATATAAGGCTATACAAAGACCCTTATATCCGTCAGTTTAGAAAGAAGTTCAGAGGAGCGGGCAAGTCTATACAGTCGAATGTAGGCAATATATGCCACCTCAAACAGAACAACCTTACTTTCTTTCCTATCCTCATAGGGGCTAATGAGGGGCTTGCTAAAATACTACTATCCGACTTACAAGCACACTTGGAGAACAATCAGAAGTTTATCAAGGACTTTGGTTTGCAACTCTCTTATGGGGATTGGTCGGATGGTGATTTTCAAACCACAGACGGCAAGCACTTTAAGGCGTTGGGGCTTAACCAACCTTTTAGGGGGTTGCGTTTTGGTATGTATCGCCCTGACTTGGCTATTTTAGATGATATAGAGGACTTGGATAGAGCCAAACGCCCCGATATGATAGAGAAGTACGGCAAAAAAATAACGGGCGACTTGGTGAAAGCCTTTCACCGCAAGCGAGGTAGGCTCATCATCAATAACAACTATATCGTAAAAGACGGCATATTGGACTACCTCTATGACAAGTGGAAAGATAGCCCGCACTTACACGACTCAGTTACGAACCTTGCCACGGTGAATATCACCCGCGAGAACTATATGGATGTAGAGTGGGAACCCTCGTGGAAAGAACGCGATACTAAGGAGGATATTATCCGCATTCTGCTCAACGATGACTACTATACCTCACAGCGGGAAGATTTCAACAACCCTATTGAGGAGGGCAAACTCTTTAAGGCGAAAGATATTGCCTTGGTACGCATAGCAGATAATGAGGCGTGGGACGGATTGCTTGACCATTGGGACTTATCCTACACCGCTACGGGCGACTATAAAGCGGGGGTACTCATTGGCATTAAAGGTATTAAGCTGTACGTATTGGAAGTCTTCTGCCAAAGGTGTGAACTTAATGCGGCTATGGAAGTGCGCGCCCAGTGGGTAAAGAAGTATCTTAAAAAAGGCTATAACACTATGGGCTTCTTTGATGCTACTATGGCGCAGAAAGCCGTCTATACACCTATTATTATGCAGAGTGCAGAGGACAACGCTTGCCCTAATATCCCTATTGGTCTGCACCAAGAGGGCGACAAGCACAACCGTATCTCGGCAGGGATTACCAATGCGCTCTTTCGCAAGATATTGTACTGGGACGAGACTCTTCCCAAGCGTTCAGAAAAGGACTATAACGCTTTTAATAAACAGCTACTTTCCTTTGAAAAAGGAACAGCTTCAAACGATGACGCCCCAGATACTTTAGAGCGTGCTATTACCCTTGCCCAACAGTATTTTGGCTATACCGAAAACCCTTTACAAAGCGGGCGACCTTTTATTGCTAAACACAAACGTAGAACTATATGAGTACTCCGAGAAAAGAACTATTTGTAAAAGTAAAAAAAGCCCTTGCCACTATTGAGGGCATTGAGCTCATCGACCTGCAACGCGGTCAGTTTGACAACCCCGAAAACGGCTATCCCGAAATATGGACGGCTGCACTCATTCAGGTAATGCCTATCACATACGAGACGATGACCCAACACGTGCAAGAGGGCGAGTGTGAGTTTCATATCGACTTTTATTGTAAAGACGGCTGGACAGACCAACACTTAGGAACTGCCGACCCTGAAGAGGGGCTTATTGAACTCGATATTTTGGACAAAATCACCGATACGATACAATTCCTGCAAGGCGAGCAGTTCAAACCCGTACAGCAGGTGCGAGAGGAGGAATTACGCCTAAGTGATGATGGCATTATGAGCTATCGCATTACCTTCACCACTCGCATTTATAGGCAAACCCCCTACCCTTACGAACCTAAGAAACTCAAATTAAATATGATTTAAAATGTATTTAACCAAAGACGAACTCAAAACCGTAGCCACCAAAGAGGTAATAGACCTTATCACCCAAGGCGATGAGCAGATAGTAACCGAAATCATTGCCGAAAGCATAGATCTAATGGCTTCCTACCTCTATAAGTATTACAATACGGAGGCTATTTTTGCCAAAGAGGGCAACGAGCGTAGCAAAATACTGCTCAAGTACCTCAAGGATATTGTTATCCACGAAATCTATATAAGGCGAAGTAAAACCCTCAACCAAGTGGCGAAGCTCCGCTATGACGAGGCTATGCTATGGCTCGAAAAGATAGCCAAAGGCGAAATAGAAGTTGCCCTACCCAAGCGCCTCAAAGACACCGATGGCGACGGCACCCCCGATACGCCCACCCCCTTTATGAAGCTCGGAGGGCGCAAAACCTATAAAAACCACTGGTGATTATGCTTAACAACTTTACAGAACTCCGCCGAAAGCTCGAAGCTCTCGCACGCTTGGTAGCTAATGATGTCCCTATTGTCCTTAAAACAGAAGGACTCAAGTTTATTCAAAAGAACTTCCAAGATGAGGGGTTTAATGATGAGGGCTTACAGAAGTGGCAACCTCGCAAAACTACCGATACACGAGGGCGAGACCTTACCCGTTATCGCTCGGATAGGGTAGGCAAAAAGGGCACCCTTACTCCCTTTGGCAAGCGTAACCAGGGGCGAGCTATCCTTACAGGGCACAATTCGGGAGGCAACAAGCTGCGCAATTCATTTAGGGCGCGTATGGAGAAAATGCAGGTTACCTTCTACACCCATAAGGAGTATGCTCGTAGACATAATGAGGGATTAGAGGGTATGCCTAAGCGACAATTTATAGGCGACTCCAAAACCTTATTCAACAATATCAAAAAGGAAATAGACCGTTTATTCAATCAACTACAATAATGGCAAAGCAACCCCATAAAAAACGAATAGAAAAGAGTGTTACCCTTAGTGGTAATGCACTTAATAAAAAGGTACATTTGGGCAAAAATACAGCTCAAAACATTCAGCAGGTAACCAATTTAATGGTGGACATCATCAAAAGACAACGCAGGCTATGGCGTACCGAACTCAACCATTGGCACTCGGCACGTTATGCCCGCTATAGTGTGGACTACCCTCGTACTTACCCATTGGAGGAGGTATATCAAGATGTACTCCTCGACGGACACCTAACAGGGATCACCGAAAACCGTACTTTGCGAACTACCAATAAGGACTTCGTTATCGCTATCGATGAGATTAAGGACGATGCCCTAACCGAGTATATCAAGGACAAACAATGGTTTGAGGACGTGCTCGAGTTCGCTCACCAAAGCATCTATCACGGACATTCTCCTGTATGGATTAAAGAGGTAACTAAGGGCGAAATCAAAGCCGTAGAACTTATTGATAGGGGCTTGGTAATCCCCGAAAAGCACGTACTTTTAAAAGACTACGATGCTACTACTGGCATAGACCTACGAGATGTGGAAGAAGTAGTATTAGTAGCACAATTCTACAAACATTCGGGGTTGCTCGAAAAAGCAACTCCTTATGCAATCCTCAAGCGCCATTCGTGGGGTTCGTGGGACGAGTTCGAGGAGCTCTTTGGCATTCCTATACGTATTGCCAAAATCGCTTCGCAAAGTGATAGTGTAAAAGAGGAAGTTGCCCAGTGGTTGGAGGAAATGGGTTCGGCTTCGTATGGCGTTTTTCCTATTGGTACAGAAGTAGATATCAAAGAGAATAGCAAAGCTGATGCTTTCCAAGTGTTTTACCGCAAGATTGAAGCCTTAGACAAAGAGCTCTCCAAGCTCGTACTTCACCAAACAATGACAACAGAAAACGGCAGCAGCAAGGCACAAGGAACGGTACACGAGAACACTTTGGAGGAGGTTGTCTATGCCGACGAAAAGAAGATGTTAGCTTTCCTCAATAACCAACTTTTGCCTGCTATGCGTGCCATTGGCTACCCTATCCCCGACAATGCCAAAATAGCAGTAGAGAAAACTACAGACCCAAATGAGCAAATCACTATAGACGGCGTACTCTTAGGGCGTGGCTATATCCTTACCCAAGACTATATAGAGCGTACTTATGGGGTGGAAATAGAAAGTATGCCTACCTCTACCTTTGGAGGAAGTAGTGAGGGCGAGTTAAAAAAAGCCTAAGCCTACTCAAGTTACACTATCACACCCATTGTTGCCCCAAGCACGAGCCTATAAAGCTCAGCAAGGAAGACAACGACTTGAGTAGGCTCATTGAGGGGTACATACGTGAGGCTTTTGAAAATCGTAGTATTAGTGAGTCGCAAAGCAAAGAACTATGGCAATACTACTACAAACACCTAAATAAAGCCTTAGCAGAGGGCTACAACCCTACTATTGAGGAAACCAATACCGAACTGGTAACCTCACTAAAGCACAACCTTGCGCGCTTCTCGGCTTTCAAAGAAACGAGCTTTAAACAGCAAATAGAAGCCTCTTTAACTAAAAATGGTAAGGTGCTTTCGTGGCAAGAGTTCAAGGCAGAGGCTAACAAACTGAATATAGAATACAATAGGCGTTGGTTACAAACCGAGTATAACCAAACAGTAGCCAATGCCTTATCGGCGCAAAAGTACGAGGAGTATATAGCCAATAAACGCATATATCCTAACCTTACCTATCACGCGGTACACGATGAGCGAACCCGCGAAACACACCGCGCCTGGGACGGACTCACATTACCCGTAGAACATTCCTTTTGGAAAACACACCTACCCCCTAATGATTGGGGTTGCCGTTGCTACGTAGAGCCTACTGCTGACCCCGTAACAGAAGGCGTACGTACAGAAGATATACCCATAAAAGAAGCTTTTGCTAATAACCCTGCGCTTTCGGGTGAGATATTCCCTATAATACCATACGCCAAAGGAATGAGCGAAAAAGCCGTTAAGGAGGTAGAAAAGCAGGCGGAAAAACGACTTAAAAAGGAAAAAGCTAAAGCTAAAAGAGCAGAGGAAACGTGGCAAACCATACCTACTGAAAAGGGTACGGTGAGGGTAAGTTCATTACACGGTAAAGATGAGAAAGCCGAAAATGTAGATATAGCTTCTTACTTAGCTAATAAATATGGCTATGAAATAGACCTTATAGCAAAGTCAGATACACCAGGTGTAAAGAGTGCCGATACATTCAATAAAACATTAGAGATAAAACAAGAGTACAAGCGCATTCATAAGCCTACTAAAAGTGCTGTTGATAATGCCTTGAGGGGTACAAAGGAACAAGCCAAACACATTGTATTGGATATTAAAGCAGATTTTATAGATGGGAATTTAAGGAGTGCTATAAAAAGCCGTGTTTATAGATCTGAATGGATAGAAGAGATAATTGTAATTAGGAATGGTAAGGATATAACCTACTTAAGGGAAGATATACTTAAAGAAAACTGGACTCTGTAAAATAAAACAGGCAGGTAAATATGAGTTACTTACCTGCCTGAGTTGGGGTCGAGAGTTTTCTTATGTTTCCTCCCAACCAATTTGTACCGCAAAAGTACAACTATTTTTTAAACTACCAAAAATTTTTTCAACTTTCTGCATATACACCCTCATAAGAAATGATAGCTTCTACAGTACGAGGGGATAAAAATACCCTACCAGCTACCTCCTCAATTACGGCATCTATACGCCACTGGGGGTACTTGTTTGTAAGCTCACCAAAGAGCTCACGTATCTTTTCATTACGCCTCTGTAGGCGTTGTTTGCGTTGTTTCTGACTTATAAGTTGCATAGAGAAAGAGAATAGAATATTATAGTGCAAAAGTATAAAAAAGTCCGCTTATATGCAAGCGGACTTTTTTATACTTATTACTCCCATCGTTTTTGGTTTAAATAGGTCTCGGCGTAGGGCATTGCAGTACCGTCAAGTTTCTTTTTAGACTTTTCTTTCTCTATACCTATGAAGGCTTTGATAACCTCTTCGGGCTTGAGCTTGTCGAACTTCTTTTTAGCAACTGCTTTAGTGCCGATTTTGCCGTATGCCTCCCAGAAGTCTTCAAAAGTTACTGAGGCGGGTACTTTTTCTATGGTGAAGTGCTTCCTAAGAGCCTCATCGTCGGCAAGTGCTTGTATTCGCTCTTCGGTGTAGGGCAGGCGATTTGGGTGGAAGAGCCAAAGCCATTGCTTAATGGTAAGGGGTTCGCCAGTGTTTTCAAACACTCTTAAATTGCCGTTTAAGTCGTATCTAAAAACGTGCTCGGAAGGAGTATTTTTGGCTTTAAAAAAGTAGGTGTTTTCCATAGCTATGCTAATTGTTCGTTAATATCATAGGTGATTTGCAGAAGGGTTTGGCGTTCGTATTGTCCGTAATGTTCCATTGTAAGGATGTAGCCTAAGAACTTTTCTAACATATCGGCTTCGTAGAGTTTGAGCCAAAACCTGCGTTGTTTCTGTGTGGTGAAGCCCATATAAAAGCGGGTAGCTTTGATGGTTACTTCTCGCATTATGCTATACAGTACACGTTGCTCACGGTTGTTGAATAGGGGTTGCCCTATAAAGGTGGCGCGGGCAAGTACTTCGGCTTGGTCTCGTGATAAGGTAAGGGCGATTTTCATTGGTTTGCTGCTTTATAAATAGCTATTAGTTTAAGTAAAAGGGTTTCGCGGACTTCGTCATAAGTTTCAGTATAATTACCGCTTGTAAAAAATGGGGTTTCTGTATGCTTTATATTATATATATAGCTATTGCATAAGAAATCTATTGTAGAGAATAATTTTTTTTCCCTAAACCACTCAAAGACATCATCCCACACTGGTACGGAAATACGATTTTTGAATATGTTGTGATTGCCTATGTCAGTGATGAGTGCTTCATTACGTTTATAAATGTGTGTCTTTAGACTATCATAGGTATAAGGATTAGTACTTGCCATTAGTTGTTCATTGGTGTAATATACGCAAGGCTTGTCAAACCCTATTTTTTTGAGCTCTTTGGCAATGTCGAGGGGGACAAGCGAAGTGGGGTATTGTTCTATTTTCATTTGTTTTTATATTTTAATTAAGTAAGCAGGTCTTAAAATAAAGCTGTTAAACTCAAACCCGCATAGGTGATGTTTGTCTTTTTCTGAGTATTGTGCAAAGGAGATATTAAGAGGTTTGCATCGGGGGAACTCTTCATTAAGTTCATTGGCTTTTTCGATGATGTATTCTTTTATTTTATCCAGCTCCTTTGCTTGGTACAGTTCACCGTCCATTTCTCTGAGAAAACAAGAGAATTGCTCTTGCAGCTTATTCTTTGTTTGTATGCCACCAACTAAATGGCAAAAATAATGTGTCGGTATTTCTTTCATTTTAAATAGTTTTTAAAGGGTTATTCTAAATATAGACCTGTGGTTACTTGTTGGTTGTATTTACCGCCTTCAACTCCGTATAGAATGGATAATCTCTTTATTTCCTCTTCGGTAAGAGATTTGGATTTTTTTTGTTCTGGATGATAGATACCTGAACGAATTATATACAAGCTAAAAAAGGTTTCTTGCATTGCCTCACGGCGTTTATTTTTAGTTTTAGTAGTTCGACAGCGGTTCACTACAGGTAAGCCGTGTTGGCGCCATTGTTGGTTTAGATGTGGTTTGAAATAGCCATAAGCACTATCTAATGTTACCCAATCTAAGTAAGGCATCTGTATTGCTATCTCTTTTACACCACTATCTTTAATGCGATAGATTTTATAATTTTTCTCTTTGAAAAAGTATTCGATTAGTTGTATAAGCAACCACTCGTCCAAGTTAGAAGCATACTTAAAGTAGTATTTTTTTTCGTCTATACTATTAAGTTCGTCTTCTGAAATGTTGTACTTCTCAAGCAACTTGTTTAGCATTTTCTCGGCTGATTGCTGTTCTCCTGCTATGCCTCGTTTTACAAGTTCGTAGACTTTTGTGATTTTTTCTTTTATTTTGTCGTTCATATTGTAATTGTTTTAGTAATTTACTTGTTTATACATTCCACTCTTCTTTGGTGAGTTGTGTGTCGCAGTCTTTGCAAAATAAGGCTGTTACTTCTACTGTAACGTAGTGGGCAAGGGTGCGGAGCTCTTTATGCTTGTGGGGGCAGGTGTGAGCCGCATAGGCTATTAATTTGCTAATTTTCTCATTGGCTAATTTTCTAACTTCTTTCATAGCGTTGTGTGATCATTTTTTCAAAAATATTGTTTACTTTACCTACCTCTTGAAGGGTGAGGTTTTGGAGGCTTTTTTTGAATGGGTTTTTGCTACTACAAAACCATTTGCCAAGGCGTTTGATGTCGGCGTACTTGGGGTTTACCTTATCTCGCCAACCGAGTTCGTGGCATAGGGATAACAGCTTGGCGTGTTGCTTGTTTTCGATATTAAAGTAGGCGTGCATCTCAAAATGGTAACCAAGGTGCTGGGCGAGGGCGAAAAACTCGTCTTCTGTTAGGTTTTTGGTGCTGGGAAGTTCTCTGCCAATAAAGCTACATACAAAGTGTAGGCGGGCTTCTCTGTCCTTAAAGCGTTTGCCTAAAAGGGTTTGGAGGATACGTATTTGGTGGGGTTTTATTGTGGTTTCTTTTTTCATTTTAAACGATGTTTAAAAGTTATTTAAAAAGCTCCTCGCCTTAGTGGATCTCATAAGAGCGTCCTCTTATTGCCAGCGACTTCCTAAGGGCGGAGGAGCATCTTTTAGCTACCGAGATAGCTAAAAGTGTAGGTTATGCGGTGGCTTGTTGCTCTTCGTACTTTTGGTGTACAGGGAAGAGGTGTTTAATGTCAGTACCAGGGGGAAAGTCCACCGATGAGAGCGATAGGGGTATGTTGCACTTTTTGCCTTGCTCGTCGAGGGTATTGGCTTCTATGTAAAAGGCGGAACGCTGTGGGCGGTAGGATTCGGAAATAATTTTTACTGCATCTGTGAAGTCAGGATTATCAAATTCTTTGGCTACACGGGTGAGTTCTAACACTCTGGAGGCTTTTAGGTTGCCTTTGGCGTCTTTCTTGAGTAGGCGGTTGATGACGGTTACGAGTTTGGCACTATCATCATCTTTAGCGAGTGAGGCGATAAAATCGCGGACTTTTTCGATGCCTGCATTTACAGTGTCATCCCAGTTGTCTATGACGCGGAATCCGTAGGTGATGGTGTTGCCGTGGGTATCGGTGAAGGTGTGGCTTTGTTGGTCGCCTTTTACTTCGTAGACTTCGTTTTTGGTGTCTAACAAGATTTTTAGAGCTTCAAAGGTGTGTAGCTTTACCTCTGCCATTTGCTCAGAGTAGTTTTGTAGCTTACCAATAATTTGTGGAATTGCTTCATTGACGAGGGCTTTGTATGCTTCGCGGTTTTCATTTTGTGCTTGCTCGCGGCGTTGTAGTTCGGCTTTGAGTTCGTTGGCTGTGAGTTTACTTAAATCTACTGTCATAATTGATAATTGTTATTTGTTAATATCCTGTTACTTTGGCTTTGTATAGGGGGTGTACGGTTAGTGGTTGCCATTGTTCATTGTCGTCTTGCCACTGTAGTTCTAAGGTATTGGGTTCGTAACGAAATGCTGGGGGTTGCCAGCGTTTTCGCTCTGTCCAGCCTTGTAGCTCTTGGACTAAGGCGGGTACTTTGTCGGTTTTACCTGCGCGGTATTGGCAGGTTTGTAATCTTTGCTCGAAGGTGAGTATTTGTACGAAAGTGTCGAGCGATAGGGCTTCGGTGTATGCTAATATTCTACTTATCATTGTTATTTGTTATTAGTTTGCCGTATTTTTTGAGGTCTGCCCACCAAGTTACGTTATCGCCACTAATGCCTTGGGGGAGGTATCGTGTGGGGCGTTTTTGTTTTTTGGCGGTTTTGAGGAGCTCTTGGGCATGCTCTCTCATTTTGCGATTGATATACTCGTAGTCGCTTATTTCGTTAGGTTCTATTCTCATTGTTTTTTGTTTTTTTTGGTGGGAGCTGTGGGAGCTGTGAGAGCTTGGTGCACATACTCGGCTGTGCCAGCTCGCCGACTTTGGTTAGTGTTCGGTGTGAGTGGTACGGGCGGTTATTTTCTTTAGCAGTACGCTTGGGTAGTAGTCTAAGATGTTGGCGGCATAGAAGCTAATAAGGTCAAGCATCTCTTCTGGGGTGTAGATGCTGATGTCTTGTCCGTAGTGTCGGTGTATGGTTTGCTCGACAAGGGCGTACCATTGGTCGTCGTACCAATTAAGTAGGCTATCGTGGGTGATGAGGGTTTTGAGTTGTAGCCCCCGAATCCCCGAAGGGGGACAAGCTAAAAGGTGGGTACACCAATCTATATAGAACTCATAACGGAGGTTTTCGTACTGGAGGTAGGTGAGTCCTAATTGGTGGGCGAGGGCGTGACGATAGGTGATTTGCTGGGGTATTGTGTTCATAGGTGTTAGGGTGTTTTTAAGAGTTTAAATTCGCGTTCTTGGGCTTTTTCGGCTGAGATGAGATAGGGTTCTAACTCATTGGCTCCAGTACGTGTTTTTTCGATGTAGGCTCGAAAGTCTTTTACATAAATGCGGTTTTGACTAAGCCAATAGAATTTGTTAGCAACGGCTCCTTTTGGGTTCCCCTTACTGTCGGTTTGTGATATGCCAATAAAGAGGGTGTTAGGAAATGCTTCGATGAGCTTGTTGTATAGGCTTGCGGGCTTGCCGTCGAAACACTCTTGTATGCTGTCAATAAATACTATTTTAGGTTGTTGTGGACGGTCCAGGCGTAGCATCATTTTATCTACATATTCTTTTTGCACGGTGTAGCGTTTTCGGTACTGTTTGAGCCCGTAGCGGTCGAGGTTTTCAATGAGTGATAGGCTGCCACACTCTTCTAAGGAGTTGTATAGTACCTTTTCTTTTTGGCATAGCTCTTTCATTAGTTGGAGAGCATAAGTGGTTTTGCCGTGCCCTGAGTCGCCATAGATAAGGAGGCTGCCGCTTCTTTCTACCTTGCCGAGATGGTCTGTCCATTGGGGTGATAGGTCGATTGTTTTATACTTTTTGCGCGCTAAATCTTCATAGGTGTAGGCGCGGGGTATGATTGTTTTTTCGTTATTTTCCATCATTGAGTTGTTGTAGGCGTTGCTTTTCAATTTCGGTGCGTACTTTTCTGAGGCTTCCTGCGGTGTTAGCGTACATTTGTGCAGGGCTGATAGTTGAGCCATTGGCTTGGCTTACTTGGGCTATTTGGCTGAGTAGGAAGGCTTCGATGGCTTCTTTGTCGGAGGGGGGACTTACACGGCTGTATTTGGAGCCGTATCGGTCGAATATTTCGGCATAGCCTACTTTTTTAATACCCTTATTACGGTCGATTTTAGCTTGCAAACCGTCGGCTCCCATCATATACCAACCGCAAACATATTCGGTGGCATTCCAAAGGCTTTTGAGTTCCAAAAAGGCGTGGTATTCGAGGTCGCCAGCTTCGTCTAATATCACTAAAGGGGTTTCAAGCTGTTTTAGGTAGTAAACCAAATCTTCGTACACTTCGGCATATCGTCCTGTATAGGTAATGCCAAACTCTTGTGCGATTTTGCGTATAAGTTTTTGTTTGGTTTTTACTTGTGAGCAATCTATATATACCGCATTTTTGTTTTTGCTTACATACACTTTGGCGGTGTGTGTTTTGCCTATACCTGCACGGTCGCATAGGATAGCCGAAAGCGAGCGTGTTTGGCAGGCGGTAAGCTGGCTGTAGATGTACTGAAAGGTTTCGGTTTCGACGGTTACCCAAGGAGCCTCGTCACGGAGTTGCACTTGTAGTTTGCGGGCGATGCTTATCCATTTGGCATCGGATAGCACGCCATCGCGTTCGCCTTTCATTACACGGTTGTACTGGGCACCATTGATGCCAAGACTTTTGGCGTGATGGGTGTCATAGCGGTAGTTTTGTCGGTTTTCGGCAATTGCTTGTACGATTTTTTCTTTTAGGGCTGTGGTTATCATAAGTCTAATAATGCTTTATTTATGGTTTCTACTTTTGTTTTGCTGTACTCTTGATAGTTGAGTGCGGGTGTCTCGGTGTAGTCTACTGGTGTGTAGTCTACTTCGGTAGCGGTGGGTATGGGTGTGGTGAGGCTTCCTAAGCGGTTGAGCTTTTGCAGTGATTGGGTACGTACCATTTGGTCGAACTGGGTAACATAGCTCATTGCTTTGGCATATTGTTGCTCATCGTGCTGAGTCCATTCGGCATTAGCACGGTTGAAGGTAGGCACAGGGCTACAAGTGCAAAGAAAGGCTCCGTTTTGGTATAAATATACTTCGGTAATGCCGTCCTTATTAGGCAAGTAATAGGCTTCTACTTGGTAGTTGTTGGGGGCTAATAAGGTAAGTACTTGTGGGTTGGGTAGTTGGTATTTTTGGTATTGTACGGTTACGTATTGGCTACGGCGTATGGTAGTAGTGGTGCATTTGCCTATGTATTGGGCTAAAAGGGCTCGGTTGAGTTGTGGCAAATTAGGGTTTACGTTCTCTAAAAATACCTCTAAACGTGTCTTCCCTGGGAAGCGTTGTTGGTCGGGGTGGGGTTGGTTGTTGTATAGGGTTTGCTCTTGGAGTTCCATTGCCACAATATCATCATAAGAGGCTTTGGCTTCTTTGTAATTGTTGTTGAACTCGTCGAATATCTTCTGTTGCGTGGTGCGGTTGCTATCACGGCGGGCATAGTGGCGACCTACGTTTTGGTGTCTGTCTTTCTCAATGCCGTATTTTTTACCTCGTATCATTGTCTCGGCATACTTCTCTTGTGAGTTGGTAGCGTTACAGAACCGCACAAACGGAAATAGGTTGTTAGCTTTCAGTAGCCCATCAGCAAACTCTCCCGTTAGGTGTCGTTCTACTTCTATCTGCATTGGAGTACCCAAGCCGTAGGAGGTAGTGAACTGAAACATTGAGCGGAAGCAGTCTAAGAACAGCTCGGTGTCTTTTTTCTTGCTGTGAGCAATACCTATAAGGGCGGTGCTCATCACATCATAAGCATAGTATGCCATTACTTTGGTGCCGTCGGGTAGTTTGGTGTGCATTATATCGCGGTCATCAAGGGTTATTTTACTCATTGAGTAGAGAGGTGCGTGGCGGTGAACGTGAGGGCGCAACTTGTGACTAAAATCGTACTCTCCATTGCGGGCTTTGGCTATGATAAGCTGATTTTCGGCTTTGCTAAGCCATAGTTTTACGGTGCTTTCAGATACTTCTAACAGGTTGCCATTCTCATCGCAAAAATCGTCTACATTAAATAGTTCGCCCGTAGCACAGTCGAAAAGTTCTATTTCGCCGTATAGAAACTGCTTGTAAATATCGTACACCGAACTGATGTAAGGTTTATTAGGCATACAGCAGATGGATATAAAGAGGCGTTCCATTGTAGGGGTTACTATTTTGGCGTTCTCGGAGCCTTCGCCCTTGTGAATGAAGGTAGCGTAACGCTCAGTAAGGTACTGGTTGTATTTGCGTTGTAGGCTTCGTGGGTTGTTAGGTAATGAGAAGCTCCACTTTTCGGGGTTTAGAGTATTCACCGCTTCGCTGATATTTTGCCATATTTGGGTTTTGCGCTTACCAAAGGCTTTGGCAGTGAGCGGACGGCTTTTAAGTAGCGTTTCGATAGCACCCAGTATCATAGCGGAGGTAGCTTTCTCCCTCTGCTGTGGGAGGGGGAGTGATTTGCCGTTAGGTTTGCGGTGCTCGGCAAAGAAGTTGATGGCTTCGGGGTCGGGTACAATATACTCTTCTAATACATTGGTAACGATGTGAGCCTCTTCGGGCTTGCCGAGCATACGCACGCAAAATTCTTTAATATTCACACCTTTCACTACGGGGAGGCTCTCGAAGGCTACCCACGCTTCATTACCTTGCCCTTTGCCTGCTTGGGTAACTTGGAGCTTACCACGAGCACATAGCTTTTTGTAGTACTCATAAGTAACTACCTTCCAATCGCTATAAAGCAGGCGTGCGGGGATAGATAATATGTTATTTTGGAATGCGTACATTTTAGTATCTTTGCGCTTTTAAATTAATGAATTATGAATAACGAAATTTCAACTATTGCCTATGCTAATTCAATAGCATTAGGGGCACGTTTTGAGGCTTTTGAAACATTCTTTTGGAATTGGTTAAAAACCATAGAGGGCGATGAGAATGCCATCTATTTTAGAAAACTGTTTTTAGAACTTTTTGCCCAGAACGTATGCGGTTTATTTGCTCAAATGCCCACTTCTCCTGAGAACGAGACCGTTCGGAACTTCCTGCAAATGAAATTAGAGGAAATAGAGGAGCATCGGAAGGCTCTTGATGACTTACTTCCTTAATAGTAGGGTAGTACTTCACTGGCTTGCGATACTCTATTTTTTCGCGTTTCACTACGATACCTAAGAGGGTTGTTCGTATCTCTTTGGCGATGATAAGGAAGTCCTCATTGAGGAGGTAAATGTTTTTTACTTTCATTTTTAATAGGGTTTAAAGGGTTTTTAAATGCTTCCCAAGGCGGTTGCGAACCGCTACGAACTTTCTCGCCGTTGGTCGTACCAACCTTGGGAAATAATTACTAACTTTGTGGCGTCTAATTTTAGTAATTATGAATTTCAATCAATTCAACTTGTGGCTCATTGAGCACTATGGCTTTAATGCCTTTGAAAATGCCTTTTTTGAAAAGGCTCTTTACAATGCTTATAATGGCTTTGCTACTACGAGCATTAACGATGTTCCTCTTCCTGTGCTTTATCAGGACAATCTTTTTGAAGAGGTTCTAAATCATTACAAAACTTATTTAGGGCTTCTGTTACGGCAGACAGCAGAACTTGCTCCAAATCTTTCACTAACTGTTGAGGGTATTTGTCTGAATGACTTGCGCCCTCAGCTGAAGGAACTACAACAGAAAGTGTCCCTATTAGGTGTCGTATTGTAATGTTTATTGGGGCTTTTCGTTTGGGTGTAGTTGCTCTATCATTCTCCTTTAGAAGGAATAAAAGGACAGTCTTAATTCCCATTAACTTTTCTTCTACAACTTCTCGTATCAATGGTGCGAGAAGTTTTTTTAATAACTTTTTCATAGTATTATTCTTTTATGGGTTCCAAACATTCTACATCGTAGATACCTACACTGTTATCGGCAAAGGTTACAATGCCTAACTCTAAATCTCCACGGGTACATACCCCCGTTAATACGCCTACTTGCCCTTTTTTACCGCAAGGGTCTGTGGTGATAAAAGGCGATACTCTTACTTTGTTTCCTACTTTCATAGTGCTATGCTTCATAAAGTTTTAACGATAATTGTACTACTTGTGGCAGTCCTTGGACCTTGGTAAGCTGCTGATAACCGTTGCGCAGTTGCAAAAGAGCCTCAAAAAACTCACGATTGATGTACCACTTACCTTCGGCAGTGCGGTAGAAGTGCTGGGGGTATTTGCGAATACGGCGATGGTAAGAACCGCTATTGACAGAGTAGCCGTGTAATAGAAGGCTTTCAATGTATGGCAAAGCTTCCTTGCCGTAGACATTGAGAGAGGGGGGCATTTTGATGATAGACTGCTGGGCTATCTTTTCCATTTCAATGAAGTAACGGCGTATTTTCCTGCCCCATTCATTGCGTTCTACCATTGCCAGCTCTTTTGCCATATTGACAGTAAGGTAATAGTCTATTCTATGACGAAAACCTCCGTGCGTTGAAACTTGACTCGCCAATTTTGGCGAACGTTGATTTTCAATAAAATAATCTTCATTTTCAATGAAACCATATTCTTGGATACGTCCTTTTATCCAATTGGAAAAGTCTCTACCTGTTTGAAGTTTTCGGTGAAGCTCGCGGGCATCTACTAATTGAACGCCCTTTTGCTCGGTGATTGTGATTAGTTTGTCCATAGATTGTTAATTGTTTGAATTTGTTTTTAAATCTACTTGCACTTTGTCAGCCTCTTGCTGTAGTAGTTCTTTAGCGCGCTGACGAATGTTTTGCTGTACTTCGGAGTTGTACACATAGGCGAGAGCCATTTCCACAGTTTGAGTGGTTACGCTCATCTCTTTTGCAATTTGTTTCTTTAATTCGTGAACAATTCTTATTTTTTTCATACATTTGTCCCGTTAAACGTTGTTATTAATTTTCTGGGGCAAAAGTACAAACAAATTTGAAACTAACAAATAAATTTGATGAAAAATGACAAACTTTTTTGAAAGAATTATGCAAGTGGCTAATTATGAGGGGTATAAAAATCCTCGTGATTTTGCTAAAAAGGGCTTAGGTTGGCAGTCTTCTGAAAAAATTAACCGTTTAAAAGATGCTAATAAGAAGCCAAGTGTAGATATTTTACTTGAAATTTCAAACAAATTTGAAAATATTAATTCTGAATGGTTACTTACTGGTAAGGGTGAAATGCTAAAAAAAAATGAAAAAGGAGATATTAATCAAACTATTTCGGGAGACAATAACACTATGTCAGGTAATGATACCTATATGAGTAGTAGCGATAGGGAAACTATTAAGGAGCTAAAAGAACGCCTTTCCGAAGCAGAGAGAAAGCTGGAAGAAAAAGACCAGCAAATAAGCAAACTAATCAATGTAATCGAAAAACTAAACTCAATATGAAAAACGTAAAACAGTCAATTAAAGGAAACAACAACTTACAAATTGTAACCAACAATGCCCCCATTATTCACACTGGGAAACTAACTGCAAAGGTAAATGTAGTACACAACCCTGAAAAACACATCTCAGATGCACAAGCCCAACAAATTAAGGAGAAGGTAATAGAATGTGCTATTATACTTGCTTCTGATGGGAGTAGTAAAAAATCTCTTATTCAAAAACAATATGGGAAACTTTATAGAAGATATGGTATAACTAAATATTCCTTATTACCAAAAGAAGAGTTTGAAGATGCTATAAAATGGCTAAAAAGAGAAGTAGCGGCAAGTAGAAAAGTTTTAAAGGAAAATGCCCCTACCGAATGGAGAAAAACACAATACACCTCAATAAATGCAAGAGGCAGACAAATGGGGATGGATAGGGAAGCCCTTCTAATCTATGCCACACAAGTATTGGGGTTAGCTGACACCTTATCTTCTTTAAAAGACTTGAAAGATGACCAACTACAAAAACTGTATAATAAGATGTTTGGAAAAAGGTAGTTACCAGAAGTCCAAAAGGGGCGAGCGTTACTTCTCGTAACGCTCTTTTAAGCCCATAATCAGTAGTATTGTAAAGCCTACAACGCCTACTAAAGTACCTATATAGGCTATATTTCCCCTTATATAGGCAAATATTGTCATAGCTAATGACAAACACAAAATTATGCTTATAAGTACAAGCACAGCAGTTTCTTTAAGTCCTCCACCCATAATATATTTATTTATTTTGGTACAAAGGTAAGACTTTTATTCTAAACTGGCAATAGTAAAGGGAAGGTAGTTATATAGTAGCAAAGGGGGTAGAAAGTGCAGGAGAAACTATACCCTTTTTGCTTGTTTTTAATACAAAATGCTAAAAATCAGTATTTTATATAAAAATAAGCTGTAAAAAACACTACAATACACCCCCCTCCATTCAATAAAAAAGCCTATTGGTTGCACAAAAAAGAGGGTATAACCTACTCCACTACCCTAAAAATAGCCAAAAAGTGTCCCCCTAACTGTCCCCCTAAGTGTCCCCCTAATACTAAAAAGAGGGTATTTTTAGGCTTGGTTGTATGGGTACCTTTTTGGGGTATTTTCAACCCCTCAAAAGGAGGTTTTAGCGGTAGCTATAAGGTACAAAAAAACGCCCAAAAAGGGCGTATTTGTTGGGGTTTTGGTAATTATTAGGGTATATATACCCGCCAATGGTAATTACTTCTATTTAAATGGTAGTTATCGGGCAATTACTCGGTAATTAAATGGTAATTAAATGCAGTTTTTTGTACATTTCATTTTCCTGCTTTTTGGGGCGTTTTTTGTTGTAAACCCTTATTTTATATAGGTTTTCGGAGCTTTTTTACTTTTGTTAGTTTAGTATGTTTCATATTACTGCCTATACATAAGTGCTGGGTATTTATTTTCATTTGTTTCTCTTTATTTTTATCAGAAGAAAAAAAATGATAAAAATATTGATTTATAAGCATTTACTTTTATATTTACGGAAAACATAATAAAAAAGTCTTAAAAAATTTGGAATATAATAGCAAATGCCCGTATATTTGCAATCGGAAAATATATCTATATCACTATAATTGCGGGAGTAGCTCAGTTGGTAGAGCGTCAGCCTTCCAAGCTGAATGTCGCGAGTTCGAACCTCGTCTCCCGCTCTATAAAAAAGCCTGATAACATATTGTTATCAGGCTTTTTGTTTATCATTTCTAATTTTATTTTTATAACATTGTATAGTTCCTGAGCTTCATTGCTAACTCCCAAATAGCAATTCCTGCACTCACCGAAATATTCAGGGAATGTTTAGTACCATATTGTGGGATTTCTATCACCTCATCAG